AAAATACTACTTTTTCAACATCAAATTACGATGCCATTTTGATTGGTTGGGAGGCAACACTCCAAGCAGCATTTCCGAATGGTAGTGGATACACACCATCTATAAGCATAAACTTTGGTAATTCAGAATATACTGGAGGAGCAGCAGCAGAAGCTGCAAGAACATCATTAATTAATATTTTTAATTGGACAATAACAGACGGAGGGATTGCTTAAAAAAAAATTATGGCTGAATTAAAAAAACTAAAAAATACAATTGTTTGTTATCCCGTTCCTAAAACTTGGTTTATATGTTGGGATAGCAAAAGAACACAAATAAAGGCTTATGGCTCAATTCTGCCTACTCAATGTATGGAGACTCAGTTTGTTCAAATTGACTACTACGACAAGGAGTTAGATTGGTCTAAAGTTTTATTAAAAAAAGGAATAAATCCATTTGAATAATGACAGAAAAAGAACTTATTTCAGAAATACGTGAAGAACAGAAAGCAATGGCAGCAATTCAATATAGAATGGCTGCAGATTTTTCTACCTTTTTTAACAAACAAGAACTATTCAACCAGCGTATTTCTGACATTTTAGAGAATGATGAAAAGACTGATAAAAAAGGATTGGTTTACGAGGTTGGAGTAATATCTGAGAGAGTAGATAAAATAGAATTGACAGAAAAGATAACAGCAGCAAAGGTTGCAATTAGCGTTACTTTACTAACTTTTATTGGTGGTTTAGTTTGGAAAATAATAAACATTTTTGATTAAATGAGTAAGTATTTTAAAGAAATTGAAACAAATATGAATAATGAATTTTTATTTGTATTAGATGAAGCGCGAGAGTTTGCTGGAATTCCATTTTTTATTAACTCAGCATATAGAAGTCCAACGCATCCTGAGTCTATAAAAAACCCTACATCAAGCCATATTAAAGGGTTAGCAGTAGATATAAAAGCAACAGACAGTACTACTAGATTTAAAATAATTGAATCACTTTTAAGCGTTGGCTTTACAAGAATAGGGATTGCAGACACTTTTATTCACGTTGATTTAGATTTTGACAAAACACAAGATGTGATATGGACTTATTAAAAAAAAAGAAAGGCACTTTCTTTGGAAACCTTTTAAGAGGTGTTGTATCAACTGGTAAAAAAGTATCACCAGTATTTGACGCTATAACTGGCGGTAAAATATCTAATATTTTAGAAGCTATTGGAGGGAGTAAAGAGCTTAATGCAGTAGAGAAAGAAATGCTGATAAAAGAGCTAGAACAAGATGTAATAGAAATGCAAGAGGTAACGAAAAGATGGGAGTCAGACAATAAAGGCTCTTTTTTAGCCAGAAATATTAGACCTATGTCTTTAGCTTTTTTAACTCTTAGTCTATTTATCTATGTAATATTAGATAGCTCTTTAGAAGGGTTTAAAATAGATGATCAATGGATATCATTATTAGGCAATCTATTAATGTTAGCTTATGGAGGTTATTTTGGAGCGAGAACTTTAGAAAAGATTAGAAAAAAATAAAAATATGTCAATTTTTAATGATGCAGTTTTTTTATTACAGCCTACAAGCGTTAAAGCTAGTAAAATTTATTCTACTTTTCCGACAGACGGAAATGGTGATTTTACATTTACTCGTAATGCGATAAAAAATAGAATTGCAAAAAATGGATTAATAACTAAAGTACAAGCAAACGTACCTAGTTTATCATATAAGCCTATTAGCGGAGTTACTGACGGATGTCCACACATTGCAATAGAAAAGCAAAGTACAAATATTATACCTTATTCCGACGATTTTAGCCAATGGGCAACAATTGGTAATGCTGTTGTAACAAATAATTTTATTACTTCGCCTGACGGAACTAAAAACGCCGCTAAAATTGTTTTTGATGGCACAGCAAACGCAAGAATAGAAATTCAAGTAACATCAACCGGAGAAATAACGCAATCAATTTATTTAAGAACAGAAACCGGAACGCAAAACGTAAGTATTGGCGTAGCTTCATCCGATGTATCTATTGTAACAGTAACAACAGAATGGCAAAGGTTTACACATACTTCATCTAGTGGAACGTTTCCGAGAGTTTTGTGCAACGATGCCAATACTATTTATGTTTCAAAAGCACAAGCCGAAAATACATCTTTCGCCTCTTCATACATAAAAACTGAAGGCGCTACATCTTCTAGAATTTCAGACGGCCCATTTACGTCAGACTTTAGCAGTTCTGTAACATTTCCAGCAAATACATCAACGCTTGTATTATGGTTTTCTTATAATGGTAAAAATGGCGATTTTTTTAAATTGCTACGATTTGAAGATTCCGCCGGTGGTAATTCTTTACGATTAGAAGTTCCGACAGACAACACTATTAACATTTACGGCGATAATATAAGCGCATCAGGATTAATAACAAATGGTTTTACTTTAAATCCTGGAACTTTATGTAAAATTGCTATTTCTTATGATGCAACACAAACAAAAGTATTTATTAATGGTTCAAGCGTTACTATTAACGCGCCTACTGGCGTTTTAAATATAATAAATAAGATTTATAACAATACAACCAGTATGAATAATATTAACATTCATAGGGCCGCAGTTTTTAACACAGTTAAAACAAATAGCGAATTAACTACTTTAACATCTTAAAATATACTAATTAATATTTTTTGTATATTTACAGAAAATTAATAATATTTAAAATTATAATAAATGGCTACTACTGGAGTATTTAACGGAACTAATTTAATCTTAAAAATAGAAGGTACAGCCGTTGGACATACTACTAGCTGTTCTATGTCTATATCAATGGACACGCCTGAAGCAACTACAAAAGACTCCGCTGGTTTTTCTGAGTACATCGGAGGAGTTAAAGGGGGAGAAATTTCTTTCGAGGGATTAGTTGCCTACGACGATACGGCCAACGTGATAGAAATGAACGACTACTTGCTAGCTAGAACTCAATTAACTTGTATTTTTGGAACTACAGAGGCTGGAGATGCAATTTACACCGCTGAAGCTTTCTTATCTAGTGTTGAAATGTCAGCAGAAATGGAGAGTGCTGTAACTTATAGCGGATCGTTAACTATTACTGGAGCGATTGTAAAATCTACAAACTAATATTAATTAGTTATATCTTATAGGCCGCCGTCATTAAATGGCTGCGGCTTTTTTATTAATAAACAACTTTTTAAAAATGACAAACAAAAAAAGAGGTTACATAGATGTGAAAATCGGTAACAAAGTACGCACGCTACATTTTTCAATGAACTTTTGGTCTGAATTTACTGAGCAGTTAGGAATATCTTTAGAAGAAATTGGCGAAACCTTTCAAAACGGAATATCTATAAAAGGATTAAGGGCCTTAGTTTATTCAGCAGTATTAGCAAATGACCAGGAGCAAGGCAACGAGGTAGATTATAATATCTTTTCTGTTGGTACTTGGCTCGATGAGTTAGACGCTGAAAAAATTAATGTAATTGTTGAAACTATGCTTCAATCTAAAATTTTAGGTAATAGTTTAAATGGCGAAACTCCTACCAAGGGAAAGCGACAGCCGTCAAAGAAAAGGTAGATTTTGATACTTTAACCGATTATTATATCGGTTTAATCGGATTAAACCCTGTCGAATTTTGGCGGCAAACGTGGAGAGAAAATGCGCTATTAGCAGAATGCTATCATAAAAAAACCAATCTATCCTGGGAGCAAACGCGATATGTTGCGACAATGATACACAACGCAAAATGTGAAAAGAAATCACAAATGATAAAGCCGGAAGATTTATTTAATTTGCCTATAGATGAAGAGCGAAAAAAGAAAAGATTTGAGGCTAAATCTACAGAGCAAGAAATGAACGATTTTTTAAAGAAATACGAGGCAATGACTAAAAAAGAGGCGTTTAAATAAGGCGTCTTTTTTTTTGTATTTTTGTTATTATATTTAAAATATGATTGATCAAAATTTAAAGGTTAGAATTACCGGAGACGCTTCTAATTTAGTGAGCGCGTTAAAGCAAGCTAATACAAAAGTTTCAGCGTTTGGTACTGCAATGAAAAACGCCGGTAGAAATCTTTCTTTAGGTTTAACGCTTCCTTTAGCAGTTGCCGGAGGTGCTGCGATAAAATTCGCTAGTGACTTTCAAGAGTCAATGAATAAAGTTGACGTAGCGTTTGGAAATTCAAAACAACAAGTAAAAGATTTCGCTCAAACTACACTTCAGCAATTTGGAATCGCAGAAGGTAGCGCCTTGGATATGGCAGCATTATTTGGAGATATGGCTACGTCAATGGGTTTAACAAGACCAGCCGCCGCCAATATGAGTACATCTTTAGTAGGATTGGCTGGAGATTTAGCCTCTTTTAAAAATATAGGAATAGAGCAAGCTACAACAGCTTTAGCCGGCGTGTTTACTGGCGAGACGGAATCTCTTAAAAAATTAGGTATTGTAATGACTGAGGCAAACTTAAAACAGTTTGCAATGGAACAAGGCATCTCCTCAAATATAAAAACAATGTCTCAAGCTGAAAAGGTGGCTCTAAGATATAAATTTATTATAGCCAAAACAGCAAATGCGCAAGGAGATTTCGGAAGAACAAGCGATGGAGCAGCAAACCAAATGCGTATATTTCAAGAATCAATGAAAGAGTTATCGGCTAAATTTGGTCAAGTTATTTTGCCGATGTTTACTAAATTAGTAGCTTTTGCAAATGGTTTATTACAAAAGTTTAGCGAATTAAGTCCAGCGACAAAAAAAATAATAATAGTTATTGCTGGAATTGCTGCGGCTCTTGGGCCAGTTCTTTTTATTTTAGGAACTTTGGTAACTTTAGCGCCAGCTATAGGAACAGCGCTGACTGTTATGTTAGGGCCTATTGGTTTAATAGTTGCCGGATTGTCTGCAATTGCTGTTGTAATTTATAAAAATTGGGCCGGAATAAAGCAAGCTCTAGTTGATGTAGCTAATTATTTTATTGATTTATATAACAGCTCGCTGAAATTTAATTTAGCGGTTAGAGTTATGATAATGCACTTTAAAAATGCGCTAGCGCTAGGTAAATTTGTATTTAAAACGCTTGTTACTATTGTTAAATTGTTTGCTAGCTCAATAATGGCGCAGTTAGGAGGAATTGGAGATATTTTAGTAGGTATTTTTACGCTTGATTCTGAAAAGATTAGGCAAGGTTTTGCAAAAGCGGCTAACGGAATGGCTACCGGATTTACAGATGCTTTTGACGCAATTAAAACAGACGCTAGCGATTTAGGTACAAGCGTTGTAGATAATTTTAATGAGGCTTTAAAATATAAAAAAATTGCGCCTATTGTAATTTCGACAGAAACCAAAGCGGCAGACGCAGAAGAAAGCAAAGCAGATGACACGTCTACTACAAATACAGTTACTACAACGCCTAAGTTTGATCCGGAAGCCGCCGAGAAACTAAAGGCGCTAAATGCAGAAATAAACCAAGCGTTAATAACAAACGACGCGCAAGCATATCAGCAAAGAAAACTTGAAACTGAACAATATTATGACAATTTAATAAGTAAAGTAGCTGAAGGATCAGAGCAAGAAAAGGAACTACAAAGAGCAAAAACAGCGGCAATCACTCAAATAGATTCAGAAGAAAAAAATAGACTTTTAGAGCTAAAACAGCAATTTGCAGACGCTACAAATTTAAGCGATGAAGAGCAAAAAGTTTTAGAGATTGAAAAAATAAAAGGTAAATACGATGAACTAAGACAATTAGCCGCAGAAAATAATTTATTAACAGTTGAACAACAAAAAGCATTTGATACAGCACAAGCCGAAGCGGAAGATGCTGTAAATAATGAAAAGAAAGCTAGATTTATGGGCTTTGCTATGTCACTCCAGCAGGCTATGGGAGCAGTTCAACAAATAAATAGCGCTGTTGGTCAGTCTTTTGCTGCTGTTGGTAATTCAATTGGCAATGCTTTTGGAGGTGCTAAGTCGGCTTTAGGTGCTTTTGTTGGTACTTTAGCTAAAGACGCTTTAAAAATTGTGGGTCATAACTTAAAAATATCAATGTCTAACGCAGTTACATCAGGATCTGAGACGGCTAAGTCATTTGGGCCAGCCGCTGCGTTTATGCTTCCTGCATTAATTGCTGGAGCAACGGCGTTAATTTCTAGAGCCTTTTCAAGTTTTGGAGGCGGCGGCGGCGGCGGAGGTAGAATATCAGGAAACATCGGAGGAGGTTCTGTAAATTCAGGCGCTATAAGTGGGGGCGGTGGTGTTACGGCTTTTGCAAATGGTGGAATAATTAGCGGGCCTACTATGTCACTTATGGGTGAATATCCAGGCGCAAAGTCAAATCCGGAAGTAGTATCTCCATTAAATAAATTAAAAAAATTAATAGGAGATAGAAGCACAGATGGAAACATAAATGTAACTGGAGAGGTTCGCGTCGATGGCCAAGATTTATTGATAGCAATACAAAGAGCAAATGAAACAGCAGAAAGACTTTATTAATGGCATACGGCGTAAAATATAGATTAGAGTTTTCCGATGTCTTAGGATATCGCAAGAAAATAGAAATACATAAAAAAGACTATACTGGTAGCGTTTTGCCAATAATAGGCACAAGCTCGCCGGTAGTGGTATCGTGGCAATCTTCAGACGATTTTTATAAACCAATTATCGGATCAAAATGTCAATTAAATTTAATGGTAACTGATTCAGTTACATACGACGATTTTTACAAGTTTGACGAGCGCGAATACAAAGTAATTATTTTTTACGCACAAACTCAAGCTGACGAGTACTCGGATAGAGTTTCAGCAGATGGCGGACAGACTGAAAGCATTAATTGTTTAAACAATGTAATAAGCGATTACTCAAGCTCTGATGTTTGGGCGGTTTATTGGTCAGGGTTTTTGGTAGTTGATAGGTATAAGGAAAAAATAACATCAACACCTTTCGGCGTATCTTTTAACGCTTTTGATGGTTTAGGTACTTTAAACAATTTTAACGCGCCTAATGGCTACAATAGCAATAACGCGCCAGTAACTACTACAAACATTGAGCGCATATCTAAAATATTGCAAAATTTAGATTTAGATTTAGATATTTACATCGCTTCAGATATTAAATTTAGGCAATACGGGCCAGCTGCAGATTTTGAATTTGAAGAACTAACAACTTTAAATTTTGGTTATGACGAAATGAGCGCTGATTTTGCTTTAAATACTGCAAAATTTCAACTAGAACTTATTTTAAAACAATTTAATTTACGGATTTTTCAATCTATGAATAAATGGTACATCGTCGAGGGTACTAATATGTTTGATTATTATGTAAAAGATTTAATTTTTAACGAATTGCAACAAGGAGGAACGCCAACAGCAATAAGAGCGAAAATTTTAACACAATTTCAAAGCACAAATAAGGAGTTTTTAGATTTCAGAAAATACAACTATTTAGGCGCATCTTTAGCCAAGGAACGTAAGCAAGTACTTTACAGTACAACGGACTTAAAAGCCGTCGGAAACAACTTAGTAAGGGAGTACTTACAGCCAGCGTCAGAGGTGCAACTAACCGGTAATTATATAAAAACAAAAAACTCTTTTTATAATGCTGGTTTTGAATACGGAAATTTTGGATTTACAATAGAAGAAAAAACTATCGGAATAGGTGTAACTACTCCATACGCTGTAATAGCAACGGATGAGGTATCTTTTAAGGGCAAAAGGTCATTAAAATTAGCCGATGTTGCTCCTATAACCGGAGCAACAGAAATGTTTTATTTTGATACTCCGACTTTTAATCCACAGGAGCTTTCTTATAATCAATTTTCGTGCAAATTGAAGTACTATTTATCGTTGCCAACATCACAAAGCACAACAACAACGGCCACAATTCAATATGTAATTCAAACTACTTTAAACGGATCGGCTAGAAGATGGAACAATGTCGCAAAAGAGTTTCAGGCATCTGCCCCAATTAACGAGGTAACAGTTTCTTCACTTAATAAATGGGTAGATTTAAGCGTACAATTAAGTGACCAAGGTTTGTCAAGCAACAGCTCAACAAGTTCATCAATTAGGTTTTTAATTTTAAACGTTATTTGTAGCGATTCGGATTATGAAACTACCTATTTCGATAACTTTTTAGTAGATCAATCTAAGTCATCAGCAGACGAAAGCTCTCAAACTTTTGTTTCTAAATTGACTGGAAATGGCGTAAATACATCAATTCAAAAATTAACTAGGCTAGCGGATCAAAAATTTGGATATTATAGAACAAGAGACCATTTTCCAGTATTAACTTTTAAGCCAAATTCAAAAACTCTTATGACTGTTTTAGGTCAGAATGTAGCAAATGATTATCGCGAATATGTCTCAAGATATACCGGAACGTTTAGAAATATTAATAGAGTGCCGATGTCTTTTCATAATAAAATATGGTTTTCCTGGATTGGCATAGAAACTGATCCTCAATCTAATGTATTAGATGGTTTAACTTATGATGTAAAAAACGCGCAATATTCAGTTAAATCACATTTACCAAACAATGATGACGATGTTACAGTAACTCGTATAATTAACTAACTTTTTTCTTTTCCTTTTGTTTGTCAGCCGTCGTTTAACTTTTTAGTTATTCGGCGGTTTTTTTAAAATAATTTTTTTTATTTGAAAGTTTTTTTTTATTTTTGCGTATATAAAATATAAAAATATGTTTGAACAAAATTTTAACAACGAAATGAAGCGCCTTAAATTAAAGCGTTATGATGTTTGTAAAACATTGGGTTGCACAATGCCAACTTTAAAAACAAGATTACAAAATCCGAAAACATTTACAATAAATGAAATAGCTGTCTTACAAACTAACGGATTTAATTTAGACGGCATTTCACTAATACTTAACATTTAATCAATTAACCCTATGAAAACAATAGATATTAAAGGAAAGCAGTACATTACAGTAAACGAAAGGCTTATATATTTTAGAAATAATAATGATTTTTTAAATTGGCAAATTTTAGAGGATATTGTCCAGCTTGATGAAATTGAAGGCGTGTTTAAAGTTACTATTTTAAATAGTGAAGGAGCGACAATGGTAACAGCACACGCTCAAGAGTCTAGAGATTCATCTTACATCAATAAAACCTCTTTTTTAGAGAATGGCTTTACCTCGGCACTAGGTAGGGCGTTGGGATATTTAGGTATTGGAATTGACACATCTATAGCGTCAGCTAATGAGGTACAAAATGCAGTTAAAAACCAAAACAAAACGCCAAAATATGACAAAAAATGGCTTACAGAGTCACAATTAAACGCCACTTTAAAAGCAAGCGTAGAACAAGCTACAACAGTTTTAAATACGTTTAAAATGAAAAAAGAGTACAAACAACAAATAATAAATAATTTTAATTTAAAATAGTAAAATATGAGTAAAATAAAAAAATTTACAATTCACTTTGCACAAAATAATGAAAGTATTCCAAATTTTGTATTTGATAGTTTAATCGAACTTATAGGATTTACACTAGCAGAATCCAATAGTAATAAAGTTTATTTGATAAGCGTTTTAGATGAATTTTTTGTAAGTTGTGATATTCAAACAGTTATTACATCTACTAATTCTTTTATAGATTCTTTCAACAAAGCTAGTTTTTGGAAATTTAAATTTAAAAAAAAAAATATAAAAAATATAGATTTATTTTATCAAGAATTTGATAGCTACAAGGATGCTTATAGTTTTGCATTAGATATGCAAAAAGTAAAAAAATTAGCTTAAATCTTAAAACAATAATTTTAATTTAAAATAGTAAAATATGAGTAAAGAGACAATCTACTGCGGAGGTGGTAAACAAGTGAAAGGAGAATACGGAACGTTTAGAGCGATTACTATTAATTTATCGGATTTGCCCAAAGATCATATTTTTGAGTACAACGATAAAAAGTACATTAAACTAAATATTAGCGACAAAAAAGAATCGGATCAATACGGCAAAGATGTATCCGTATCCGTTAATACTTGGAAGCCAGGAGAAGCAGAAAAGGGCCAAGAACAAGAAAAGCCAGTATCTAGAAAAGATGACGATTTGCCATTTTAGGTAAAATTAAACGTAAAAATTAAAAAGCGATTTCTAAGGAAGTCGTTTTTTTTTGCAAAATATTTTTTTAATTAAAAATTTTTTTTTAGTTTTGATTTTTATTAATCAATAATTATAAACAAATGAAAAAACTACAATTAGTATTACTTTTATTAATCCCTACCTATTTTATCGCAAGATTTGTAATAGGTTTAATTTTTAACATATGAGAAAAGCAATAAACAGATTTTTAGAATTTATAGTCTTTTTGGCTATGATTTTTACAGTAGTGTATATTACATTATATTTTATATCAATTATTTTAAAACTTTATAAATTTTAATTAAATGGCAACAACAGAAAACAAGTACAAACTATTACCGGCAACAAAAGACAAACTAGAACTAATCAAAAATTACGCAAAAGGTCGCGATGACTGGTGGATTGAGAGGCAAATAGACATTCTAGAGATTTTGATAAAACTAGAGATTAGTAATGCTATTTTAAACGAACTTAATAAAAATTCAAAACTAGAGATTAGTAATGCTATTTTAAACGAACTTAATAAAAATTCAAAACTATGAATCTAATTAAAATAGTTGAAGGCTTAGAAGCTGAGTATTTCAACTCTGACCAATTTGTAAATCCGCTACCTAACGAGGTGCAAATACAACAAGACAATAAAAAACATCTTATAGATTTATCGTTTAAAGATGAGGTCTTAAAAACTAATATTTGGAATGGCGAAGAACAATACCATCCAACACAAAAGGAGGTAAATTTTATTTACAACTATTTACAGACATCGTTAAAAAATGAAATAGAGCGTACGAAGAAGTACTACCAAGAGAACGAGTGTAACTTTAATCAATGGCTGACAAATGATTAAAGAAATAAAAGCAATATTTGACACTAACGAAAAATATCATTCGTCTAAAGCTATTAGCGCGTCAGGTTTAAAAAGTATAAACAAAAAGTCTGTTTATCATTTCTTAAATCAAAAACCTTTTGAGTCTTCTGCTATGGCCTTGGGTACTGCTGTGCATTGCGCAATGTTAGAGCCACATTTATACTACAAAGAGTTTCACATAATGCCAAAAATAGATAGGCGTACAAAAATTGGAAAACAAACTTTTTTAATAGAGCAAGAAAAGGCAGAAGGTAAAACAATTGTAGCGTTTGAAGATCACGAAAAGATAACAGCTATCTTAGAAAATTTTAGAAATCACGATTTGGCCCAAAAGTATTGCAAAGGCGAAATAGAGCTATCACACTATTTAAAACACGAAGGCATAGAGGTACGAGTACGGCCCGACTGTTTAAATAGGGTAGATAATTTTATTGCTGATCCTAAAACGTGCCAGGATAACTCTCCGATGGCTTTTAAAAGAGACGTTTACAAATATGGTTATCATTTACAAGCTGCGTTCTACAGCGATATGCTAGGCGTACCGGCTGAGAATTTTAGATTTATTGCCGTTGAGACTCAATTTCCTTATTCTGTAGAAGTTTACGGACTTAGCGACGAAATGATAGAGCAAGGCCGTAGATCCTGGAAACGTTCCTTTAATGATTGGAAAATTTACAAAGATACTGGTATAATTAGCGGATATAATTGGAGCGAGTTCTCCGAAGATGGAAGTTTAATATTGTAGTTATGGCAAAAGATAAAATTGTTAAAGCTGTTATAAGCTCGTTTAAGCAACGTTCAGAAGTCGGAATAAAGAAGTATAATAAAACAATGGATAGAGACGATTTGACTACCTTAGAATGGCTACAGCATCTACAAGAGGAGTTAATGGATGCGACTCTATATTTAGAAAAACTAAAACAAAAATTATAAAAAAATGAGTAAAATAGAAATTATGACAGATAAAGAATATATGAAAGTTGGTATAGTGATGTTTAAAGTAGCGTTAACATCCTTTTCGCTAGGAATAATTGTAGGATTGTTAATTTTTAAATAATAAATTAAATAAGATGAGTGAAATAGAACTAAAACCAACAGAAAAAAAAGACCATTACATTTTATTAGTGGACGGAATTAATGTATTCGGCGAGCAAGAAAGAAGCTTTTACAGACACTTTGTAGAGGTAGTAGATAATGGAATTAATACCGGTTTATAATGTACAGAAAAAAACTAATACAAAAGATTCAGCAGCTAATTGATAAGCTGCCGGTAAGCAACATAAGAAAAGAAGCGAAAAAAGATGTGCTAGAGTTAAAGCTAAGCGATAGCGACAAACATTTTATTTTACTAAACGACAAATATGGTAAATTATGACTAAAAATTTAATGTTATTAAGCGAAATCATTTACAAACTTTATGAAGTAGATGTAAAAGAAAAAAACAGAAAAAGAAAAGTTCAAGACTTAAAAAAAGTATTTTCTCACATATCCTTTAAAAAAATACAAGGATTTAGATATACAGAAACTGGTAAGTTTTTAAATTTAAATCACGCGACAGTCATACACCAAGTAAAAAGCGCTAAAGATTTGCTACAATATGACAGTTATTTTAGGGAAGTTTATAGTAATGTTGAAAATGAATTTTTATCACAAAGAAAAAATACTATTGAAGGAATTAAGATTGATATAGAAATGCTAGAAAATCAAAAAGATTGTCTAAAAAAACAGTTTTTTTATGCTACTTTACAAGAAGCAACAGAAGCAACAAAAGCATTTTATACTAATGGCTAAACGCAACCCATACGCAAAGTATTTAAAAGGCGAGGATTTACTACAAAGAGCAGTTTTAAACTACATTGGGATGCAGTATCCTGATGTAGTTTTTACACATCCTATGAACGAGGGAAAACGAACACCATTCGAACAATACAAGTTAAAATACTTAGGTACAAAAGCTGGAATTCCTGATATTATGATTTTTACGCCAAACTCACAAAACAACGGATTAGCAATAGAATTAAAATACAAATACAATAAACCTACACCTAGTCAAAAAGAATGGATTAAATGGCTTATAAATTGCAATTGGGTAGCTACTTGGCATAACAACTTTGACGATTGCAAAAACACTATTGATAATTATTTTAAAAATTCGTAAAAAATGGAAATAAAAACTATTTATTTTAATCCGATTCAGCAAAAAGTTAGATATGTATCTAATTCAACATTTCAAAAAGATTTATCGTATCATTATATCGGTAAATCTACACGAGTAGAATTTGATTTATTGGTTGAGCTGCTATGGTACAAGTTTCAAGATTCAGATATTCCGCTAAATGAATTTAAAAAAATATTTGAAGAATTAAAAAATTTTTGTGATTCTATAAAATATCAATTAAGTTTGTAAAATCAATTTTTCAAATGGAAAACAAAAAAAACTATTACGCCGTTATTCCGGCGGAGGTCAGATATTCTAAAAATTTAAAGCCTAATGAAAAGCTAATGTATGGCGAACTTACAGCATTAGCGAACGATAAAGGGTATTGTTACGCCTCAAATTTATACTTTTCTAATCTATACAATGCAAAGAAAAACACTATCTCCAGGTGGATATCTAACTTAGCTAAAAACGGTTTTATTGATGTAAAATTAATTTACAAAAAAGGCACTAAGGAAATAGAAGAAAGACACATTTACCTATGTGATAAAAAAAGTATAGGTATTGTAAAAAAAGCACATACACCTATAGGACAAAAAGGAGAGGTAATATATAATATATATAATATTAATAATATAAAAAAGAATATTCCACAAAATTTAAAAACGCCTTTATTTAATGATATTATAACAAAGGCATTTCCTCATTTTGTAGCACTCTTTCCAGTCAATTATAGACCAAAAACAAAGGCGCAAGATATTAAATGGCTGGAATGTTTAGATAAAATACAAAGAATTGATAAATACGATTTACGAGACGTTTACAATGTTGCTAAAGAATTGCGAGAAGATCAGTTTTGGTCTAAGAATTTTTTAAGCATTTTAAAATTTAGAAATACAGATAAAAACGGAATCAAATTCATTGATCGTTTCATTAACGATTACAATTTTAAGAATAAACCAAAATGTTATTATAAAATTAAAGGGATTTTAGAGTATTATTTATACAAATCTCCAGCAAACGGACAAATAGAATTAGGTGCTAAGACCAAAAGTGGAGAGCTATTTGAGTTTAATATTAAACAAACTTTACAAACAAATGAATTTCAGGCGTTAAAAAAATATATACAAGATGGCAACAAGTAAATTAAAAACAGTTAATTCATTAAGTGGTGGTAAAACATCAAGCTACATAGCAGCAAATTACCCAGCAGATTACAATGTCTTTTCTTTAGTTAGAACAGATGATAAAAAATGTTTGTTCCCTGATGCTAAAATAAGGCAAGAGGTTTCTGACAGATTAGGAACAGAGTTTATTGGTACGCTTGAAGAAGATATGATTATTTACACAATGTTAGACTTAGAGCAGTTTATAGGATCAAAAATTGATTGGGTAACTGGTAAAACATTTGATGAAATTACAGTAAGAAATGGTAAAAGGTATTTACCAAATGTAACACAAAGGTTTTGTACAACTGAAATGAAGCTGCAACCTATTTTTGATTGGTGGAGAAAAGAAATAAATGAAGTTGTTGAAATGAGAATAGGGTTTAGAGCTAACGAACAAAGGAGAGCAAAAACAATGTTGTCAAAAGCAAATGAAAATGGCAACTTAGAATTTAAAGCAATAGTAGGTAAAAGAGGTGGTAAAACAAATCAAAATAAGTGGGCGAACATTGAATGGCAAAAACCTATGTTTCCTTTAATTAATAATGCAACTTTTAAAGATTCTATTGAGAA